TTGAATATTGTCCACCCACTAAGTTAAAAACTTGTAAATTTGATAAACTTATCACTCCGGCAGTATTTTGAATTAATCTTCTTACATCCGATACGTTTACGTTTTGACCCATATCACGATTTCCAGGTGTCATATAATTCGAAACCTGATTAATAATTTCAGTAATTACTTGTCCTCTATTAACATTAGATTCTACGACCACGTAAATGTCGAAAGCCAAATCAATAACTTTAGCCACATCAATTTGTATATAGTCATTAATCATCCTATATTTAGATAGGTAAGTTGCTAAGTTTGATTTAAGGTGATTTGATACCGTTTGTGTTAATTTACCATTCTCGTCGTAAGCCAAAATTTGAACTGTGATTTTATTATCCAACTCAGTTATCGCTACTTTTGCTGGTGCTCCAAATTTACCAGGCATTGTATCAATTAATGATTTATAGTCATTTACGGTTACCGCCCTTTTTTGTGCCGCAAAATTAAAAGTGACCATGTTTCTTACTTCTTCTGTTGTTGGTGGGTTAGCTCCTCCAATTGCGGCGGTAACGTTATTAACCGTTAAAGAATCAACTACATTTGAATTAATCGATATTGATGGTCCGTTCACGGCAAAATCAATTGTCCCTACTTGATTAATAACACCGACACCAACATTTGACGCTAAACCCCCACCCGTTCTGTATTGTATAAAAAGAGTTGTGTTTGGTTGAACCGTTAACCCTAATCCAATATTGTTTTGGTAATTAGCTAAGTCTAAGTTTATCCCTAATTTTGCAAAGTTTGCTAATTGTATATTTGGAGTTGTTGTTCCTCCACCAAATTGGACTTTTAAGAACCCTTCTGCGGTATATTCACTAATAAACCTGTTATCAGTTTTAATATATTTTCCAACTTTAACTCCAGCGTTATCAACGGGTTTTGTTGGGTCTTCTATAAATACAGTATCCTCAGCTAGAGCATCAACTTCATACCATTTATTTGTTGATGTTGCGAATTCCGTATAGTCCGGAACATTTGGATAATTAGTTCCGTCTTTTTGGATAATTGAATTAATACCTAAAACGTTTCTTTCAGGTAAAAAGAAATTAAAGAAAGGAACCACATCAGATGGATTAATTACTCTTTTAAAAACTTTGGTTGTTCCATTAACCACAACCTCTTGTTTTGTAATTACATAATTAATAATTTTTTGGTTAGCATCAAAAGTTGGTACTTTAGTTCTATTAACTTCACCTTCTTGATTATATTGATTGGCGAAGTCAATGTCATAAATGGTTTCGAATGTGTTACCTCCACCGTTAAATTGTGACCCTGCCCTTAAAATTCCTAAATATCTAAAATCTTCAGCGTCCCCTAATGGTGGGACTGTAATTGAAATATTAACCACAGCAACTGATGGTCTGTAACCTGGTATTTTTAAACCATAAGTTCTAGCAATATTAAAAATTGATGACTTCTGTTGGGCGTATTGTAATACAGTCTCTTGTATACTCCTGTCAATATGGTAATGTAAATTATCGGCGACCGCAGCATTTAAATCCATTAAAACAGAGAATACAGACGCATCATTAAAATTTTGAACGAGTTCAGGATAATACTGTTTAGTGTAATTTATTAAACCATCTCTGATTGATTCAAAATCCCTATCGGTATAGTTAATTTTATTATTAGCCATATTATATGTTAATTATAACGAATTGTCGACTACCAAATGCCCTTGCATCATTTGTATAATCAATTTTTATTTTTGCACTATATTCTGCGGTGTTTGCTCCCGGTATACGATAAATACTTGCCTGACCCAATAATTCATAATCCAATTGTCCTGCAGTTTCACCGGCATCAGTATAGGATTCTACAGTAATACTATTAATAGTAACATTTGGTATGTATTTTGAAATTTGTTCTTCTATTTCAGATTTAATCTCTTCAAAGGTTGCTCCATCAAGAGGTTCAAAAATATACTCATACAATCTAGTACCAAAATCAGGTAAAAAATATCTTGACCCTCTTCTAGTTAATAATAAATGAACAATATTTGCCCTGATTTCTTCATCCGTAGTTTCAGTTAATTTTAAATAATTACCCTTTTCACTTTGTATGAATGGAAAATTTATACCATATGTAATTCCGTTAGCCATATTAGATAAATATAGTGTCTCGATATTTTCAATAAATAGTTATAAAATAAAAAATCCCGACATAGTGTCGGGATTAATGTCGTGATTAGGATGAACACCCAAAACAATCAAAGTCACTATTTTCAGGTTTTGGTGGTAAGTTCATATCACTATAACTAACAGTGGGAACTTCAACTTTAACTTTAGGTTGTTGTATTTTTGATACGTCAACCGCCAAGTGTTTAGCCCCTGTTGAAATAGCTTTGGTTCTAACATAATAACATAATGTTTTCAAACCACTTTCCCAAGAGTGGAAGTGTGATGATGTGATTTTAGATAAAGTTGGGTTACCCATATAGATATTCATTGACTGTGATTGGTCGATGAATGGTGCTCTATCGGCAGCCATATCAATTAATTGTTTCTGTGAAATCTCCCAAATTGTTTTATACTTAGGTATTAAGTGTTCAATTCTTTTTACTTTTTTCAAATAATTTTTGTCTTCAGAATCTAAGTAATTATTAAAATTAATATTTTGAATCGACCCTTCATTTAAGATAATTTCATTTTTTAAATCTTCAGACCAAATACCAATCTTTTCAAAATCATTGATGAGGTATTTGTTAACAATCATTATTTCTCCACCGACAACTCGTCTATTAAATATTGCCGAGTGAGCTGGTTCAGTCATTTCGTATGAACCTGTGATTTTTGCTGAAGACGCAACTGGCATTTGTGCGGTAAATAATGAATTACATATACCATAGTCAGAAACACTTTTCTTTAGTTTGTTCCAATCCCACATTCCTGAAAGTTCTGTTTCATTAACTCCCCACATATCAAATTGGAAAATACCTTTTGACATTGGCGAATCTTTAAAGAATGAATATGATTTGTATTTACCGTTCATACATAACTCATTACTTTCTGTAATTGCTGCATAATAGATAGTTTCAAAAATATCTTTATTTAATTTTTTAGCATCATTCGATGTGAAAGTATAATCCATTAAATAAAATACGTCAGCTAAACCTTGTGTTCCAATAGCGATTGCTCGTTGTTCTAACCCACCTTTTAAACCTTTTTCTGTTGAGTAATTATTAATGTCGATAACTTTGTTTAAAGCCTTAACAACTTTACGTGTTTCTTCATATAATAAATTGAAATTAAACTCCCCGTCTTTAACGAAGTTTTTCAATACCATAGATGATAAAGTACAAATTGCAGTAGTCTTTTCATCGGTATATTGGTAAATCTCATTACACAAGTTAGATTGTTTAATCACTCCAATATTTTGGTGGTTAGTCTTTCTATTTGCATTGTCCTTAGAACATAGATAAGGAACTCCCGTTTCTACTTGTGACTCAACAATTTTAGACCATATGTCTTGTGCTTTAACTTTTTTACCAAGACCCATACTAACCGCAGTGTTATAAACGTCTTCGTATTCTTCGCCATAACATTCTTGTAAACCTTTTAATCCCGCCTTTTTAATATCATTAGGACAGAACAAATACCAATCAGCGTTATTTTTTACAGCCTTCATAAAATTATCAGGAATCCAAAGTGCCGTAAATAAATCACGAGCTCTTAGTTCTTCAGCACCTGTATTCTTTTTAATATCTAATAAATCAAAGATATCTTTGTGCCATGGTTCAAGATAGATAGCAGCACTACCAGGTCTACGACCTTGTTGATTAAAGAATCTAAGTGATTCATTAACAATCTTTAAGTATTTTAAAAGTCCACCAGCATAACCACCTGAAGTCGATATTCTACTTTCTTTACTACGGATGTTTGACATTGAAAGTCCGATACCAGCAGCGTCTGAAGAGAATGTTGAGATGTCTCTTAAAGTTCCTAACAAACCTTCTCTTGAATCTGAATCATTATAATGTAATACGCAAGATGCTAATTGTGGAACTTTTGTACCCGAGTTAATCATGATAGGTGTCGCCTTGGAAATTAGTTGGTTTGATAAAGAGGTGTAATATTCTTTAGCCTGTTCCAACGTATCTGTAACCCATAACGCAACTCTCATATACATATGTTGTGGTCTTTCAATAACCAACCCTGTTGGTCTTTTTAACAAGTACATCTCTTGTAAAGACCTCCAAGCAAAATAATCAAAGTTATAATCATTTTCATGATTGATTATGGAGTCAATGTTTTCTTCACCGTATTGATTTATCTTGTTCATCAACTCTTCATGAACGACACCATCACCATATAAAACTTTCATGGTATCACAAAAACTATCTGAAGTTTCTTTATGGTAAGATGAAATAGCAACTGAAGATGCAAGTCTTGAATAGTCATGATGACTTCCGGTATATGCCGCAGCAATTTCATAAATTAACTTATCCAACTCTTTAGTTGTGACTTTACCTTCTGTTGGTACAGAAGTAATGACTTTGATGAAAATTTCATCAGAGTTAACGTTTAATCCTTTTGCGGAACGCTTTACTCGGTTGTAAATCTTTTGTGGGTTAAATGCCACAAGGTCTCCGTCTCTTTTAATTATTTTTAATGACATGTTATAAAATTTAAAAATCGTCTGTGAATGTTATAGTTTCGTTTAACTTCGCTTTTTGGTATTCCATTGTTCTTGATTCAAAGAAATTACCTTTAGTTTCAACCGCAATTTGTTCCATGAACTTAAATGGTTGTTCTACATTAAATTCTTTACTACATCCGAATTTAAGTAATAGACCATCAACAACAAACTCCAAATATTGTTTCATCAAGTTTGAATTCATACCGATTAAAGATACAGGTAAGGATTCAGTGATAAATTCTTTTTCAATTTCCAAAGCCGATAACAAAATCTCTTTAATTCTTTTTTCAGATGGTTTTTCTTCCAAGTGGTTATTCAACAAGTGAATTGCAAAATCACAATGTAAGTTTTCATCTTTAAAGATAAGTGAGTTAGCATTACATAGTCCTTGCATAATTCCTCTTGATTTCATCCAGAAAATAGAACAAAATGAACCTGAAAAGAAGATACCTTCAACGGCAGCAAACGCAACTAATCTTTCAGCGAATGATGCATTTTCAATCCATTCTAATGCCCATTTAGCTTTCTTTTGAACTGCAGGTAGTCTATCAATCGCATTGAAACACTCGTCCTTTTCTTTGGCGTTTGAGATGTACGTATCAATCAATAATGAATACATTAATGAGTGAATGTTTTCCATCGCCAATTGGATTCCATAGAAAAACTTAGCTTCAGGATATTGAACTTCACGATAGAAGTTTTCAGCCAAGTTTTCATTTACAATACCATCTGAAGCCGCGAAAAATGACAATACGTTCTTAATAAAGAATTTTTCGTTGTCTGTTAAATTTTCCCAATCTCTGATGTCATTTGTTAAATCGACCTCTTCTGCCGTCCAAAATGCGGCTTGGTGTTGTTTGTAATATTCCCATATATCATTGTGTTCGATAGGGAAGATGACGAACCGACCAGGGTTTTCTGTTAATATTTTTTCCATAATTTTTAATTAATTTAAGATTGTTGTTCTTTTTGCTTTTTCTTTTCTAAAAGCTCTTTGATTCTATTTCTGTTTCTATCTTCTTTTTGTTCTTCTAAACCTAAGAAAGTAACACTTTGTTCTGTATCTATTTCAAGCATTGCGTTGTCGAATTTACAATTTTCAAACACAATACCATCTTTTCCGATTCTTGATTTTGTAATCGCTATGGTTGCCAAGTTCATTTCTTTTTGTTGTAATGATTTAGCAATCGTAATGATTACGTGACCAACTTGAGCCTTTTTAATTGACCCACCCATTTGGTCTGTGGTTACAACATCTGATGAAATCGAATTACGATTTCCTTGTGTTGCCGTCCAACCTGCAATATCCAATTCGTGACACATCGCCTCAAATGCTCTCATAACCGAACCTTCACTTTTCCACTCATCTCCCAACATTTTATCAGGAACCACACAATCAATGTAATCCAAGATAACCATATCTACTTTATTACCCTCAGCAATCATTTTTCTAACCTGATTTTTAATCTGGTTCATAGTGACCGTGTCTGAAGGTAACTTTTTCATTATCAATTTATTTTTTCTTGTAGATTGGATGTGTCTTACTTTTTCAATAACATCTTCTCTATTTTCTGTTAAATCGTCAGGGTGCATTCCAGTCCAAAGTGTAATGTGTTTTCTTTGGATAATTTTAGGATTGTCTTCAAAAAATATTTGTAAAACATTATATCCCAAATTAAATGCGTGGTTTGCAATTTTTGTAGTAAATGTAGACTTACCAACTCCTGTAGGTGCTAATATAACGCCAATTTCTCCTTTTGCCAAACCTCCACGAAGAAGATTGTCAATACCAGGGATTCCAATTGGAACCGGGTGTCTATAGTCGTCATCTAAAACCTCATCAAGGTTAAAGAAAACGTCGGTTGTTCCTTTATCAACTTCACCAACTTGTAAGGCTCCTCTTACCATCTCTTCTAAGTGGTCATAACTTTCAAACTCACCTTTATCAATGATTGATTGAGCCTTTGTCATAACCTTCTGTAATTC